GAATCCGGTTTGGCTACCTCTTTAATCGTGTTTGTGTACGTTTTTACCGTATCTCCTTTACACGTTCCCTTAACGTATAAACGGTCCCCCGGTAATCTTATCACTTCTACCTGCACGCGATCGTTAACCAGCGTTACGCTGTCGCGCAGGGTAATGGTGTCGTGTACCGTCTGCGTTTCGCGTATGGTAACCGTTTCGACGACTTTAGGGCTGCAAGCGGCTATAAGTAACGCGCTTGCCCAAGTTACGGGCGCGGAGTATTTCACGTTTAAGGTCTTTGGGGTTGTAGCTAACATGCACCCACTGGGGGTTAGCGTCGCCGCCAAACTCCCAAATAAGCTGCGTGAACATGGCGTGCGTTTTCAGCCAGTCGTATATCTTTCTGTGGTTCCCGTCCGGGCTTTGCAGGTCGGCCGCGTATCCGTAAAGGTGGTCGCTGTTGCGGGCGCCATGCACCAGGGTGTTAACGTCCTTGCTGCGGTAGCCGCTGGTTACGTTGACGGGTCCCACCGCGTCGCGCAAGGGCTGTAGCACCTTTTCGCAAAGGGTTTGCAGGTTCTGCACCTGCGTAGCGTTTGGCGTGTTGTCCAGGTTAAACCTGGTCTTTGTTAACTCCTCTAGCGTAAAGTTGGCGGTTAGTCTTTGGCCCATAAAAATCCGATTATCGCCGGCAAAAATACGCTAGCCTCGGTTAATGTCGCCTTGTCGAACCAAACTAAAATAAACGCCAGCATAAACAGTATGCCGGCGAGTATGCTAGTTTTTGGGTTCTGCGTTATTCTTTTTAACATCTTTGCGCCACTGGTAAACGGTGTAGCCTATGGTAAGGCAAAAGGAAAGCACGCCTACTATCGGCATAATCTGCGCAGCTAGCGCGCTGATCCCGTTTAGTACCCAGGCCCCGGCTAGGTGGTCGTTGCTCATTACTCCCAGGTCATCCCGGCGAACTGGTGCGCTTCGCTGCCAGGTGCCACGTTAACTGCGTAACTAGCGAACCCGGTTACGGGTGCGTCAGCCCACAAAATGTCAATGCTTTCCTTCGTGCTTTGGTCCGTGCAAACGGGCTTGCCCTCTTCGTCGGTGCCCCAGGCCTTGCACAGTTTGCCCAGCTCCACCACTGCCACCACTTTTGCGGGGTCCCACGTTGCGTAGGTTTCACCTTCGGGGTCGGTTCCGGTGGTTTCAATCTTTGCGCGCAGTTCCGCCCACTTGGCGGCACTCATTTCGTACTTCTTCCAGGTCATAGCGTGGTCAATTCTGCCAGTTGGGCGTTAGTTAGACGGGTCTTAAATAGAAGCATTTGACTTGTTGCGCTTTGCGAAGAAACGCCAGTTCCCAAATAGTCAGTAATTCCTAATGCGCTCATTGCTGGTACAGAAGTAACGGCAGGCGTCCCGACCGAAACTCCATTGACGTAAAACTTGTAGTCGTTCGCCTTGTACGCTACGGCAATCTTTAGTGAATCACCGCTTATACTTATGAAATTGTCAAAGGCCGTTCCGCTTGACAAAATCAAAATTCGTAAAGTAGTTCCGTATGGATTTATTAAAATAAAATTGTTTCCATCCGTGTATGAAAATAATCTTGCGCCATTACCACCGCTTTGAGAAATGTTACTTACTTCCCAGTAAATAGTCCCTTCCGTCTGCCCGATAAGCGAGCTAATGCCCGTTTTAGACGCAGAATCCGCCCAACGGGTTACCGCTGCCGTTGTCGTGGGAATTAGACTGGTCATATAGCTGCCATTCTCGACCTGGGCACCCCAAACGTCCAGCGTATTTCCGCCGAAAGTATTTATTTGAAAATCACCGCTTGAACCGCTTGCTCGTGTACCACTTATCGAAATTCGCTGCCATGAACTGGTAAGAGTAATTTCTGGGCTGGTAAAATTACCGCCGCCACTCATAAAAAGATTTATTTGCGTTTTACCGGTTCCTTTTACATAAAAGCTCGCTGTTTGCGCAGTATCGCTATCATATAAAATTTGGACAACGCGACCTTGTGAACCCGACCCAGTTGTAACTAAACGCGTAAAAGCTCCACCGTCGGGCGCTCCGCTTGCTACCGTTGTAATAGTTGTGTTACCCGTTTGATTTAGCCAATAGCCCAATGTTAGGTCGTTTGAGCCAAGGCCCCTATTTACCCGCTGGGGTTCCAGGAGAATTTTTGGACAGCTTGACCCAAGGTAGTCCAAACGCGGTACGCCACTGGCTACGGTTTCAATTAGTCCGCTTGCGTTTACGCGGGTAGCCGTACTGGCGCGGGTAAAGGTTAGCTGCCCGTCGGTAGTGAGGGGCTTTTGGGCGTAGATTTTCCCGCTTTTGTAGCCGCTGGGGACTACAACTAGGCTAGCAAGGTCGTAAAATGGCGTACTCATAGCAGGTTAGCGATTGCGTTTGTGGTGCATACTTCCGCCTCAACGGTACCGCTGTCGGCCAGTACGTAGGCCTCGTAAGCGTCCCAAATCGGGGCGGCGTAGTTTCCACCAGTAAAGATAGTTATAAATTGGGCGGCATTCATAAGGTGCAGGTGTTAAGCTCTACCACGCCGCCATCGCCGTAGACGTAGGCATAGTAGGCTAGGTTCGGGGGGAAATAGTTTGTTTGCTGCATTACGCTTCTAGTTCAAAGGTCGGACGTTTTACTAGCAAATTATTAGGGACCAGCTCATAGCTGAAAAACTGCACGTACGTAGCCCGGCAGCTGTCCCAGGTGTAGGTTAGCGAAATGGGTATATAGTAGCTCAAGCCCCAGTACCCGAAATGCGTAAAGCGTGCCGTGCCGTGCATATCAATTTCGTAATACTCTTGCGGCTGGCCGCGCTGCATATTTAGGCGCTGGGCCGTGATTTGCAAAAGGGCGTTAAACGTACTTACGCTGGCGGGGTCAAAACGGTACTCTATCCAGTCGTCAATGTTATTACCCGCCGGGTAAAGCAGTGCCTGGGTGCTTGGCGTGCCCGACGTAATATCGCCCAAACGCGTGCGCAGCTCCACCTTCTCGCCCATAATCCGCGCGCTGTTGTCTGCCCGGTAGGTGGTTTGGTTTTGTCCCGTGCCGTGCAGGCGTATGTCGTACTTCATTGTAGGCGCTGAAAGGCTCAGGCTGTCGCCGTCGGTTTGCACTACTTCAAGGTAAAGCCATACCTGGTCGCGTCCCAAAGCTGGCGTAGCCGGTATGTGGTAATTGTTTAGGTTGTGTTCCACGTTAATTACCCCTGGCACTCCTCCCGCGTTAATGTTCCCGCTTTCTTGAAAGGCCATGTACAAGTTAGTGCCCCAAGTGCTGCTATCGGTGCTTTGCGTTCCGTAAACCAGCCACAGCCTAAACTCGATTGTGTAGTGGCTATGGTAATTTAAATCGTAACTCGCGCGAGTACGCATGGTCGTACCAAAAAAGTCGAAATGCGTGGTACCGTCACCAACGTAAGTACCCAAGGGTATGCCCTGCGCGGTCGTATATACGGGGTTTGAGCTGGTGCCAGTAATTACCGTGTGCTGCACCAGGCGTAGCGTGTCTTGAAAGGCAAACTGCGTGCTGCCGTACTCATGGACTATATCAAACTGCTTAATCGCCGGTAGGTACATTTTCGTACCGCCAGCCTGCACCGGTAGGGTCTGCACGCTAGTAAACGACCTGCGCACTAAAAAGGTGCCGGCCATAGTGTAAAAACTAAACGTGGGGTCGTTGACGCGTGTAAAGTCCTGAAATACTATGTGCCCTTTGTCTTGATACATACGCAGGCCGAAGCATACGCAAATATCGTTTATGACTTCGCGGTAGGTCCGGTAGTTTTTGTTTGCGTCATAGTAAAAAAGCGCGTGCTGCGAAAGGGTGTTGTACAGCCCGTCATACTGGAAAGGGAAAGTTTCCAAACCCTGGCGTGTGGTGTCGCTTACCGCTATGCCGTCGAATAAACGCTCTAGGTCCAGGCGCGTAAAAATATCGCCTATCTGCACAATTAGGCGTTTGTTTCCGGCAAAGGTGTACATTGAGCTGGGCAGGTCTAGCTTGTAAAAGCCGTCTACCGCTATAATGCTCATAAAGCGCGTTCCGTTGATTACCTCAATGCTGCATGCTGGCGGGGTAATTACTCCAGCCCACTCCTTGCTTAAGCCTTTCCAAAGCTCCATATAGAAGATACCTTCCGCGTCCTTGGCCACTTGCTCAAGTGCCGTACTAAAGGCAGTCGTGCCGAATTCCGCTTGTATCTGCATCCGGCTAGGAACTATGCCGGGTACGTATGCATCTTGGGCGTCGTAGGTTACCGACCAGTTAGCCGTATTGAACTCAAAAGGGTTATAGCTAATTTGGTCCGTATCGGCAAAAATCTTAATCGTGTAGCCCTTGGAATCCGACCACGCAAAACGCTGCTTTGCCATTAGTTAGTACCTCTTAAAAACGTGTTCGTTCGGTTGCCGGACAGCTGAATATCTGCGCCACTCAATTTGCCCACGATCTGAATTATACCACCGTCGCCAAATAAATTACCCAGCCCGCTGCCTTGGCTGATTGCGCCAAAGGCCTTACCGAAGCCAGTGCCAGTAACTGCGCTGAAGATTGCGGTAAGTGCTGCCGTGGCCGCTAGTGCCGCAGTCATCTGCGCCACGTAATCTAATATAGCCTTTTTAAGTACCTGGAAAAAATCTTCACCGTTGACAAGCGCGGCGCTGAATGATTGCGTTAATACGTTGCCAAAGGCCTGGCCCACCATTGTCGCGGCCTGCAGTTGTTTGCTGAAATCCTTTACGCCCGTCAATAAAGGCACTAGTTCGCCTTCCGTTTCGCTTATTCTTTCGAGCGTAATTGGAACATATGAGCCAAGCACTTCGCCGCGCGCGACGAAATTAAAATCTTCTTGGGCGAATTGCTGCGCCAAAGACAGCATACCGGACAGCGTGTCCCGGTACTTTTCCGCTGCGACCGTAGCCTTTTGGGTTTTGGTCGTGGCCTCGTCCATCGCCGTGGTAAGGCCTGCCCCAAGTTTGGGCGCTGCTAGCGTTACGTCTTCTATGCTTTCCTTTGCGGCCTTTAGTCCGTTTAGGTAAATGCGGGTTTCTGCGCCTGCGGCTCCCTGGGCGTAGCTGGCAAGGTAGGCAAGCTTTTGCCATAGGCTTAAATGGCCCGTAAGTAGGTTGCCCACGGCCTTTAATCCTTCAGCTAGGAATGAAAGGAACCCGCTATAAACCGGGAGCAGGGCAGTGCCAATTTGCAGCTTAAGGTCTTCAATGGTGGCCTTTTGGCGGTCGAGCTGGTCCGCTACGCTGGCCACGCCTGGGCCTATCTGCGTAATGGTCGCCTGCATGGCAGCGTTAAAGGCTTCGGCGTATGGTACGCCAGCCGCCAGCTGCTCCTTCATGGCCTTGACGTTAATGCCTACCTGCTCCAGGCCTTTGGTGCTTTCCTTGGCAAACGCCGTCTGCAGCTTGTCCGCGATTTCCTCAAAGCTTTTGCCCGTGGCGTCGCTAATCGCGTTCGCGTACTCAAGTTGATTGCTTAATTCCTGGATGCCCACGCCTTGGCCTACGGCCGTTACGGCGCGCTCCATAAGCTGCAGTTTGCTTATTTCGCCGTCCGTGGCTTGCTGTAGCTTGGCCAGGTCTGCGCTGGTGCCAATATTGGCAAACGCCACCTGCACGTTTTGGGCTTCCGCGGCCAGGTTAATGGCCTGCATGGTAAAATCCTTAATGGCCGCACCAGCAAACGAAGCCCCGATAAGGGTGCCCAAGTTACTTAATAGCTTGCTCGTTTCCTTTAGCTTGGCATCCACTTGCTGAATGCCCTGCCGGAACTCATTAGCATCTAGGCCTAAAAGTACCTTACTGGTTACGTCCATAGCTATTTAATAACGCCCGTAGGCTGCTTACTTTTTGTTCATCTTCAAATTTAAGTAGATCCGTTTCCGAAACCACTTTTTTAGTGCTTTTCCCGCTTATGTTAACTAGCACGGCTGCTAGCCATCGGGTACGTTTCCAGTCGTCTTTTTCGGCCTCTACCGCGTGGCGCATGACAGCTTCGAGCTGTGCGTGTGTCAAGCTTTTGGCTTCGCTAGGCGCTAGGCCTAAACGCCCTACCAGCTGACCCAGTACGTCTACTGGGCCGCCGGCGGGGAAAAAGGGCCGTTAAGCCGCTGGGTAAGTTCGGAAATATCCCAAGTCCCTGCCATAGCCTTAAACTCGTCGAAGCTGGGGCGTCCGTTCACGTCCCAAAATTCTTGAGCATAAAGCATGGCTAGCATATCTGCTAGGCCTAGATTTCCCATGTCGGTAACGGTCTTTCCCGATACCTCTTCAAACAAAAGCGCTGCCCCCAGCGTAAACTTTTTCCCTTCCATCGCTTTGCTTATTAGTTGGTTCCTACAGTCCAGGCGCCGGTACCGTTAAGCGTAAAGCTTACCGTGGCGTTGTCTTTGTCCGGGGTAGATACCGAAAGCTGCGTAAGAATAGCGTCGCCTTCGATTTTGGTTTCGCCAGTTACGGGGGTAACCGTGCCAGCTGCCACCTGCGTGATGCGAAGCTTTACAATATCGCCGACCTTGGCGTAAAGCTCGTCGACGTTCCACAGTGAAGCGTTATCGTCGTCCATAATGGTGCTGCCGGAAATGCTCCATGCTTTGGCACTCGTTACGTAGGTGCGGAATACTGCCGCGTCTTTGCTCGTCGTTTCGCGCGTTTCCGCGTTCATCTCGAAGCTGGTTTCGGTTTCTGACGCAAACGCTTTGTAGGTCGTTCCGCCGTCCACGCTCATGAAAAGGCGAACTTCGCCGCCGCTTAATGTAGCCATTTTAGTAATTAATTAGGAATGTGAAATCTGCCGCTAGTATAACGGTTTCGTCGTCTTCGTTGTAGAAAAATTGCGCCCCGGTCATGTAGGCCTGGGTAAATGTGGTTTGGGCTGCTACGCCCAGCTGCTCGGCCGCGCAGTCCTCGCCTTCCAAGCTGCCTGCGTCCCCGGTTACGTATTGCTCATACAGCGGCATTACTCGCGGGTAGTGCTGCAGGTTGTGGCGTATTTGGGTCAGCTGTGCCTGCGCGGTGTCTGCGCTGGCGAAATGCATAAAAAGCGTAGCGCTCACGCGCTCGGCTTTGTACTCGTCTTTGGTTTCGGTTACCTCGATGCCGCCTAATTGTATTACGATAAAATCTTCGGCTACGCCCTGCGGGGCTGCGTACGAGTAAACCGGCACGATCGTGCTGGCATTTACCGCGTCGTATATGTACTGTAGATAGTTCACCGCAGGTGTGCTTTTATGCGCTTTTGTACAAAGTTAGTAATTTTTAGCGCTGCCTTTTCGGGTACGTCGCTGCCAGCTAGCGCTTTGTCAAAAAATGCCTTTGCGGGCAGTCCTTTGCCGCTGTAGTTTACTAGCTGCCTGCGATGCTGGCCTATGGTGGTTCCCTTTTTCTTTCGTCCGGGACGCACGCCACCGAACAGCTGCCAGTTCGCGTAATATGCGCCTTTCCGGTCTTGATTGCGCAGGCCCACTACCACGTAAGCCTTTTCCGTTCCTTTGTTTGCGAAAACGTCGATGGACTTGTAAAGGTTATAAAAAGCGCCCTTGTCTTTTTTGGTGGCCGTTTTACCACCCCGCAGCTTTAGCCTGGACTTTGTTTTAACGTCATTGTAAGCCTCTTGCCGGGCTTTTTCCACTAGCGGGGCAGCTTCCCTTTTTAGTAGCTGCCGAAGCTCTTTAAAACGCAAATTTTCCGATGTGGCTAACTTGCGCAGCCTTTGTCGGAATTGGTCGAAATCTTCTACTCTGCCGCTTTCGCTTCGCAGGTAAATTGTTTTACCGCGTGCCATTATCCCGCAGGCGGGTTTTGACCAGTATAAAACGACGACGCCCTTCGGGAATTACGCTAACTATGTCGTAATCTTCGCTATTGTAAACCAGTCGCCAGTTAGGCAGTACCGTGTTTGGGTAGCGCAGGCGCCAGGTGTAGAATGCGCTGCTTACCATTTGATCGTATGGCATAGCTTCCGTTCCTGCCGTTTCCTGCACGATACGCTCGGCGTAGAATGTACCAGCGCTGGCCCAGGATTTAATGACCTGGCCGCTGTTATTAGGTACAGTTGTCGGCTGAAAAAGCTCTACGCGCAGGTCAAGCATTAGCTAAAGTTTTGGCGGTAGCGGAACGCTAGGCGGTCAAAAAAGCGGTTTGTATTGTACGGTAGGTCGTCGCCGTAATCGAAACCAAATTTAACGCGTTGGTACAGCGCGTGTTTGATGTCTGCGGGCGGGTTGGTGTCGCCGCAGGTGTAGATAATACGCATACGCGGGGGTACCTCGTCCAAGGTAATTACGGTATTGATAAAATCGTAATCCGTGTAAAGGGCCAAGGTGGTGGCGTTGCCTTCGTCGTCGTACGCCGTAACGCTAGTGATAGCCGTAACCGGACCCAGGGGGAGCGTATAGCTCGCTTCCCCCGTGGTGTCCACTGTTACAGTTGTAGCACCTAAACGGTAGCCGGTGTAGCTGTTAAACTCTTCTACCGCTGCGCTAAAAAGCATAGTTAGGAGTGCGTCGTCTGCACTCCCGTCTACGCGGCAAAAACTTTTCAATTCGGTAAGGTTTACCGTAATTGGAGTATAACTGCTAACCGTTACCATGTTTAGATAGTGATGTCTTTAGCCAAAGCGAAAGATGCGTCGCGCAATACGGCTACGTCCATGAAGCGCTCCAGGTAGATTTCTACGATTGAAGATTTCATGTTCGTGTAGGGGTCTACCATAAGGGTAGCACCGCCCCAAAATCCTACCTGCACGTCGCTCCAGTTACCGAATACCATACCGTACTCGTCGGGGTCCGGCGTAGTGTACTTCGGTGAAAGCGTGGTTGAAAGGATGTTGTAACCGTTGGCGGTCATAACTGGGTTAAGCGTGCCCTCAACGAGGAAACGGCCTGAACCAGCGTCGAGCTTGGTCTGCTTCAGTTTGGCCAAAACGGCGGGATGCGTAACGTAAGCCAGGTTACCAGCCAAAGCGTCAGCGTTAGCCAAAGCGCTTTCGAAGGCGATAAGGTCAGCGTAGTCGATAGCACCGATAGTGAGCTTTTGAGCGTCCAAGGCGGTGTAAATACCGGTAGGCTGGTTGTTGGTTCCGGTACCCTTCAGGATAACGTCTTCCATGCCCTTGTTAAAGGAAAGGTTCAGCTGGTTGATGATACGCTGCTCGATGCCACGGCTGTACTCTTGACGGAGCAGCTGGTTTGACATAGAAGCAGTGATTACGGCACGCTTGGGGCTCATTACTACGTTGTCGAACGTGATGTCTTGAGCAGTGTCGGCTCCGGTTTCCGTTTTCCAGTTCAGTGAGTAGGAAGCCGTTTGGCGCGGGAATGATACGTTACCGACCAGGTTTTCGGCTACCGAAACTTGCTGCAAAAGCGGGGTGTTCGGGTACAAAAAGTCGATGTAACGGGCTGGGTCGGTGAAAACCAAATCGCCACCCAAGTTACCGTTAGTACCACCGGTTACGGTTTGGGTACGCTTGGTAAACATTTCGGGTAGGTTAACGGCGTGCATGTCGCGGACGTCTACTCCAAGCTTGCGCTTTTCGTTCATGCCTTCCTGATTCACTTCGGCTTCTACGCCAGTAAGTTTGCCGGCGCGGGCTTCGTTGATGGCCTTGATAAGGTTGAATTTGGCAAGGTTGCGCTCTTCCGACTTGGAAAGCTTGCCCTGCACAGCTGAAGCGTCTACGAAAGCGTTCGCGCGCACTTCTGCCTCTTGTTCGTGATTTTCCACGGGTTCGGGGTTTTGGGTTAATTGTTCGGGTTGTTCAGCCTTTAGGGCTTCTTCTAGCGACCGTAGTGCTACGGACGTAGTCGGGTTGGCTCCGCGCGGCGTAAGGCTAATATCGTACATTTCGCCGATTGCCTCAATGATACGCACGGGCTTTTCGCTGCGGACGTTCTCCCAGCGTTCTTTTTTTACGGTAAAGGCCCAGCTCGCCTGGTCCACGTCGCCGCGGGCTACCAAGGTGCGTACCTCGTTTCCGGTTGTGGTTTCGGGCAGGTCGAAACGGAACTTCAAACCGTTGTCGTCTTGCTCCAGGGCCAGGGTGCCCTCGCCGTACTTCGACCGCGCTAGCACTTGGTCGTAGTTGTGATTGTACAAGGCGTGTACGTCGTAGCTGCGCAGGTCGCCCAAGGCACCCGGCTCGATGCGCTCGACAAAAGCGCCCATGTCGTACTCGTTCCAGTTAAGCGCGTAGCCCTCGACGGTGTTACTGTCCGTCGCTGGAATCGCTTGCGTCCGTATTTCCTTCTCCATTGTTTTGGTCATTACTAGCCATGTGCATAGGCTTGTTGTACTCATCGCCGCCTGGGATTGGGGGTAGCCCTTCCGTGCGGCGGATTTCGTTCGCGCTCATGGCGCCGATGTTCCAGTAACTTACGTTACGCTGTACTTCGGTTTTGATGTCGCCACGCATAAGCGCTTTCATGTCCAGCACAAAGCGGCTGCTACCTTTTAGCAGCTTGTTGCTGAACTCCATTTCGATTACCTCGACCAGCGGGCGGATGCAGTCGCTAATAAACTGGGCGTTTTGCGCCTCGATGCTGTTGGCGTAGCCTGCGCCTTCCATGTGGCCAATTTTGTGCGGGGGGACCAGGTACAAGCGGCAAATTTCCTCAACACTAAAACGTAAGCTCTCGATTAGTTGCGATTCTTGAAAGTTCGCAGCAACCGGCTTGTACTCCGCGCCTTCAGTCAGCACGGCGGTCCGCCCCTTATGTTCTTTGTTCAGCTCGTCAAACTGGCGCCCGATTTGCTTAACGCGGTCCGCGTCGCGAATGGTGCCCTGCAGCTGTAGAATGCCTTTAGGCATACCGCCGTTACCGTAAAAACCGCCCATGTGTGCGGTGGCGGCCATTGACGTACCGATAATTTCCTTCGCGTAGGCGATGGGGCTAACCCCGTTGATACCGTCCAGCGTCCAGTATTTAAGGTGTATAATTTGGTCGGGGTTTAGGTTCATGGTAACCCCGTTGTTCAAATAGACGCGGTAAACTAGGCTTCCGCTGGTGGTGTCCAGGGTAACCAGGTCGGTGTCAATTAGCTCCAGGCCGGAAAGGCTGGCGCCAGTACGCATAGGCAGAATGTAGGCGTTACCACGGAGAAGCAGCTGCGCCATAAATGCCTTACGGAAATCGTAGCTATTGTAGCTGCTATTTGGCTTACGACTTACCATGTCGTTGAGCATACCAGGCTGAAAAATCATGCCCTGCTCCGTTTCGCGGTACAAGTTCCACGGCATTGATGCTACCGTTGAGCTAATTAGGTTTACGCAGCTGTAAACGGCGGAAACCTTTGGGGCGTTAGTGCTGCTTACGTTTTCGCCCGCTAGCGTGGAGCTGCCGCCGAAAAGGCTTAAAAGCCAGGGCTTCGGATTTATAATACCCGAAACGCTGCGGGTTATGCGGTCATACCATGCCATACCAAATACAAAGTTATACAAAAATTATATCTAATTCCTCATACGTACTCATACCCGTGCTAGCATTGTGAACATATCCAGCCAGGGCCGTAATTAGGGCCGCTGTGCCGTCAATACGGTCCGGGGCCTTGTCCTTTTGAAAGGTCCAGTTATCGTTTTTATCAATGTGCAGGCTGGTGTTCGCTATCATCCAGGCGGTAATCGGGTTACCATCGTGCGTAATTCCTTTCGTCGTAACCATGCGAAAGAGCAGTTTCATGGGCTCATTTACCATAAGCGCCGACTGGCGCACTTCCCAGCAAAACTGCTTCCCGTACTTACTGCGCAAACGCTCCACCGTTTCGGCTGCGTTCCACGGGTCAAAGAAAATACCTTCAACCGGGTGCTGTTCCATAATCTGCTCTATCATGGCTATGCGATGGTCGGTAGTCGTTACCTCGCCCTTCACCACGTCCAGGCTGCCGTTTTTAATCCAGTTCCGCACCAGGTTTGGGTACTTCTGCTTGCGCTTACTCATTGCGTGGTCGGTAATTTGGTAATACTGTTGCGTGTAAAAGCGCTCGCCATTGAAATAAACCACCGCATAAGCGGTAAAGTCGTTCACCGCGGCAAGGTCCACGCCCAAAAAACACCGCCATTTGTCTAGTGTTTTTGGCTTGCCGCCCTGGCATTTCAGCCATTTGCCTAGCTCAATGTACGGCTGCGCGCTACCTGCCCACTGGTTTAGGTGCAGCTTACGCAGGGAAAGCAGCGTCGGCTCGTCGTGTTTGGCCGTGTTGCTTAACTCCTCTAGGTACTGGTACGTTACCGTTATGCCCAGGGACGGGTTAGCTTTTTGCCATACCTCGGGACTGTGCGGGTCCTCTTCGTCGGTGGCTCCGTAGATAATCGTGAGCCAGCTCGGGTCGATTTCGGGCTGCTCCGCTACGCGCTGCGCATACTCGTGCCACTTGTGGGCGAAGCTGTACGCGCTGCCCGCCGTGGTAATAGCTATCATTTGGCTGGGTCGTGCCGCCATAGACGTGCGCAGGGCTTCCCATAGCTCGGGTCCCTTAACCTCGTTCCAGCTGTGGATTTCGTCGCAAAGGATTAGGGACGGGTTTAGTCCGTGGTTGCTTCCGCCGTCGCTGGTAATTGTCTTTAGGTAGCCGGGCTTTCCCTTCAAACGTATTTCCTTTCGAAACGGCTCGAGTACTTTCTGCAGCTGCGGGTTGAGCAGGATCATGTTACGAACGTAGCCAAACAAAATACCAGCTTGCTCCCTGGTGGCTGCCGCTAGGATTACCTGCGGGTTAGTGCCGTCCTTAAACCCTTTGAGCAGGTGCGCTATGGCGAGCATGGCAATAAACGCGGACTTCCCGTTCTTACGCGGAATTTCCAACCATACCATGCGCTTACCTTCCGCGTCCCGTATTAGCCCGCGTTGCCAGTCCATGAGCTGTACCGGCTTGCCTGCTCCCGCGTCTTCGGTAAGTACGCAATAGCGCTCGATTATATTTTCAGTCCAGGTCGAGTCCATCGCTCAAGGTCTTTCGCAGTTTCTCAATTTCAAGCGTTGCCTTTTGCAGTGTTTCGATTGCTGGGTTCTTGCGCAGCACTGGCTTGCCGCGGTCCGTTACCGCTTCCAGTATGGCACCGTGCGTGTCGATGCTTTTCTCGCACTCCAGTTTGATGCGCTCCCAGCGTGCTAGTTCCTCGTTCATTTCTCGTTGGTGTTAAAGACTGTTTTGTTTTCCCGTGGGTAGTAGGTATAACCATTCGTACTATCCTGTAGATTTTCTTGATTGGTGTTAAAGGTTTCGTTGTAGTAAGTTTCGCCCATCCATTGCACAAGACCTTCTTCATTGTAATCCCAACCTT